ATGCAACCAATATCAAGGCGGATTGGGAACCTTTCATAACATGTCCTGAGGCACTTGTGAGAAGGTTTCAGGGTTCCTATTGGTTAGAATTGAATCCTGAATATGCAACTTCAGATGGTAAGTATGACTTCCATAAGATTTCTCGCATCTACGGTGAGAATCTGAAGAATTTTGCACAGAAGCGTAAGGACACACCATCGTGGCGGCCTTCTGAGGACGATGTGCTTGATCTGTTTCCATGGGACGCATGGGTTGTGCGGTATCATGGGTTTGATAACTCAAACCCCCATAACGGACCTATATTGCCCGGTGGCTTGAAGGAAGCGGTTAAGATTGCAGCATCTATTATTAAGATGCGCAAAGCTGAACACGCTAAGACAGTTGAGAACATCACATCCCATGTCAAATATGCATCCGAGGCGTTTACAAATCTGGACTTTGGTACAGAGGGGGCTGTTGAGCATCAGGGAGGAGTTGCAAGTGTGGCTTTAAGGGATGATTCTGCGCCTTCACATGCACTGTTGTCTGATGATGAGAGTGATGAGATTGGGCAGGCAGGCCCATCGTATATTGTGACCGAAGGGATTCGTGCAACAACGTCGGTGGAGTTCTTCAAGGAGAATGCACCTTGCATGTCTGATGATCAAGCCTTTGTGTACACGGCAGTTGAAGTTCAGGGTAAGTTGGCACTTGATATGGAGGGCGAACCCATTTTGCTCGACCTTGAACGTGCCCATGAACACTGGGCTGACAAGGCTATTGGAACGATTAAAGGGTGGTTTGGCACCGTGAGCAAATGTGTTTATGGACTTACGGATAAGTTCATGCCACACACAGAGAAACGCGGAGATACTGTTATTGTGAATGCCGATGCCTACATTGTGGATGCGTGTATTTGGACCATTGGATTGACTGCCATTTTTCAGGTGGTGAAACTTACGATTAAGATCCTATGGTCTGGCGTGAGCGCTTTGTTTAAACTCTTTGGAGTCAATCTCCAAAGTAACAATCCTCCTGCTAAGGCTAAGGGCATGGGCAAGTTTTACTTTCCCCGTGTCAAACTTCAGGGGCAAGTGGCATCTCAGGCGGGCATGCCCTCTGATGACAAGGTACACGAGCTTGTGTATAAGAATCTTTACATGATTGGGGTGCGCAAGCAAGGAGTCTACACCCAGATTGGAAACATGCTATGCCTAGGATCTCAGATCTTCATCATGCCAGCTCATTTTGACG